TATTCCTTCTCTTTATTTTTATCTTACACTATCATATTATCACATGTATATACGTTTGTCAATAGTTCAACTGAATAATAATATTTCTTGAGGTAGAAATGTCAAAAACACGTTCAAATCTTACTCAAAAACAGGAAAATTTCTGTCTTAATTATTTTAAACTAGGGAATGCGACTGAGGCTGGGAAATTAGCTAAATATTCCCCTAATGGCGTAAGGGCGACTACATCTAAATTACTTACAAATCATAACGTTAGGCAACGTTTACAGGAATTGAGAGATAAAGCAGCTTCAGATAAGATAATGGATGTTGTAGAACGCAAGGAAAAACTATCAGAAATAGCCAGAGAGGTAATAAAAAGTCATCGAGGTACAGTAATCAGACAAGGGAATATTGGTGCTATTTCCGAACTCAACAAAATGGATCATATATACGAGACTGGTATTAACCTTAATTTCAATGATGTAAAATTTGTTGTCGGTAAAGGATATCAAGAGAAACTATCGGCAGAAGAAAAACCGCTGTCCTTGAACCCCGGTTAAAGTTAAATTATTGCTTAGTCTATAAGCAATTTTTAGGGGCAAAGTAGTAGAGAGTGCCTGGCAAATTAACAGGCACGATCTAATAATGATAATTGATAATCATGGGATTGTGCCTGTCAAATTGTACATTAGCCTCGATATTTTACATAATACTAATTGGGGGTTAAGGTAGTGGCAAAAAGCATCAAAAAACTCACATGGATAAAGAGAGATATTGGCGATGGGTACAGTGACAAACACTATATAACTATTTATATATTTGTCCCATATCCCACACGAGAGTATATGTATTCATGTATATTTTTGTCGGTAAAAAATAATCTTGGTAAGGTACTTATTAAATTTAAAGACGTAGAATCGTTAAAGAAATTATTTATGATTACTCGTAGAGAGAGGGAAAAACTAGACCGGGCGTTAATTCGGGCGACTCTTATTTGTAAGGAGTTAGACCAAGAAGAAAAATTACTCTATCAAATCAAAAGAAAGCGCATTAAAACTGTTGATATGGATACTGGCGAGGTGATGTCCGAGGCTGAGAGGATAATTAATGATCGCAGAGGCTAGGTCTCGTAAAGTTGAAATATCGTTTGAGCCGGTAAACAAGTCACAGGATGACTTCGTTAAGTCCAAAGCCTCCCGGTTGCTATACTCCGGGGCTTTCGGAGCTGGCAAGACACTAGCTTTATGTACCAAGGGGCTTAAATTATCGCTCGACTATCCTGGGAACTTTGGATTGATATGCCGTAAAACTCGTGCTACTATGCCACAAACTACTATCAAATCATTTTTTGAGTTAGTATGTCCGAAGGAATTAGTTGCTGATTATAATAAATCAGAGGGATTATTAACACTAACTAATAAATCTCAGATATTCTTTGCTGGACTAGATGATCCACTTAAACTGGGTTCATTGAATCTTGGTTGGGCTGGTGTAGATGAGGCAATAGAGACGACAGAAGACGATTGGAAGATGATTGAAGGCCGTCTGCGTCTGATAAATGTACCGCATCAAATATTTGCAGCTACTAACCCGGGACCGCCGGCACACTATCTTTATTCAATGTTTTTCAGGGATAAAAGAGGAGATGCGTTCTCTGCATCTAGTTTTGATAATACGGCACTGCCAGAGGACTATAAAGCACGTCTGAGTGAGTTTACAGGGACTTACTATCAACGATATGTCCTAGGTCAGTGGGCGGGGTTAGAGGGACTTATATATTCCTCTTTTGATGACAAGACATGCTTAATACCTAGATTCTCAATAGATAAATCTTGGCCTGTTTACGTAGGGCACGACTTTGGTATGTCTAACCCAGGGGCTTTGTTCTACGCACAGAACCCAGGAGTAGGGGATTTCTATTTATTTGCTGAATATCTACCGGGTGCTGGACGTTCTATTTACGATCATGTACAAGAGTTCAAACGTATAACAGAAGGATACAACGTCTTAAAGAGAGCCGGGGGAAACCATACAACAGAGGGGGAGATCAGGCAGGGTTATACACAGCAGGGTTGGCCGATACAAGAACCAAAGTACTCACAGACTCCAACTTATCAGATTCAAAAAGTGCAAGGACTTCATAGATTAAATAAGATATATGTATTTAACGACTTGCCCAATTATCTTAGAGAGAAGTTTAGTTTCGCTTACAAAAAGGATAACGGTATAATGACTGACAGAATAGATAATGAATCGAATTACCATTTAATGAGTGCCGAAAGAGGTATTTTATCAGATTTCACACCCGAGACCGTAACGAACCAAAATAAATACGCTCCTTCATATTCCGTACGGAGATAAACGTAATGACAACAGATTACAGAAAACAGCTGGAAGCAAAGCACACTGAGTATGCATCATTGTTCGACCGCATGGACACAGACAGGAATTTGGTTAATCTTGTTGAGTACGTACTGAGAGACACGGACAACAAGCAAATACCACATGCCATATCGGTAACATTGAACGATCCGCTGGTATTTGCTGTCAACGTAGAGTCATCGCTCGGTCAATCATCCGAGCAGATTACCGTAGAGAGCAGCGACAAAAAACTGGATACCACTGTGGTTGAAGATTTTATTAAGGCGTTATTCTCCGAGGCAGACAGGATATTGAGCCGACAGGGCAGATGGAATTTAGATCCGTTCTTCGATCAGATGAATTGCAGACGTGGCAGAAGTGCGGCCAGGTGCGTTATTAAACTCGAAGATGACAGATTAATACCCGAAATTACAGGCTGGGACACGCGGTTTACCGATTACATCATGGACAGGCAGGGATTATATGCAGGCCGGTATAAAATAACACGATCGAGGGACGCTATCCAGGCAGATTATCCTGATTATGTGTTTGAAAAAGAGGGTACTTCATTCGATGTCGAGGATATCTGGGCAAGAGATGTTAACCAGATATGGGTTGACTCCAAGCTTGCGTTAGAGCAGAAAAATCCGTTCAAATCCGTTCCGGTGGCGGTTCAGGTTGTCCCTATGGGTTCGATGATGGCTGATGCGGACACCATGAAATATCAAGGTGAATCAATTTTCTTTATGATCAGAGATTTGATACCGGAACTTAACAGGATAGCATCTATCATTCAGAGCTTAAATACAAAGGCCCTGGATCATGCGCTGCAGCTTAAGGTACCGATAGAGGATTTACCGCTGAAAGAAGTTCCGTTACATGATAATGTTACCAAACCTAACGCCGTTAATCCTGTGCCTGTTGGCGGCGGCTATGATTTAATGCCGCTGGGTCAGCTTCAGCAGCAGGCGTGGTTATTGCATCAGATGATAGATACACGCATACAGCGGGGGGGGCTTAATAATTTCGATACAGGTACTTTCAGTCAGCCTATGTCTGCGGTGGCTCTCGTGCAGGTAGGAGAGGGCAGAGACCAGGTATTTATGCCCAGGCTTGGCTCAAGGGGGCTACTGAAAGAGCAGTTAGCCAGAATGGGCATTGAACAGACCTTGATGTTGTGTAAAGCGGCTGGAATAAGCACGGTCAGAATAGGACATCAAACCTACGATATCACCAAGATAGAAGGTGAATATGAAATTACGTTTAAATACTTTATTAAAAGTCCTAAGATAGAAATAGCGCGGTACTCTATGGCTGCGGCTGCCGGTGACCTGATATCAAATAAAACAAAGCGTGTCGATATCTTGCAGCAGGAAGACCCGGGGGGTGAGGAACGTCTGTTACGCAGTGAGGAAGCGGAAAGATTATCACCCAGGATAAAGATGTTCAGAACCGTAAAATCACTGCTCGAAGATGCGGAAAAGGGTGATGATGACGCACGATTGGAAGCTCAGATACTCGCTTCGGAATTCAACATCAGTATAGAGAATGTTCTGAAGGGAAACTTCGAAGAGCCAAAACCGGAAGAGACGCAGAAACCAACGCAAATGATACCGCTGATGGATGGAAATACCGGCAATACAGCAACTAAAACGGTAGGTAGTACGCAAAATGGCTAAATTCAATATTGAAGATTTTAGAACGCAGGTTAGAACGAAGTTAAACCCTGAAACTACTCAATTACAACCTGTGACGACAAAAATAACTCCAACGGTAACGAGTATTGCTCCTTCGGCAGCAACGAAGGCAGAACCTGTCAGCCGGCCTGCAAAATTCGATATTAATCAGTTTAGGACTCAGGTTAAAACTATTTTAGATACGGCTCATACACAGGCTGATGTAAGACCATTAAGTAATCCTCTTGTTGAACAAACACAAGTAAGTTTAGAGAAATATAGACAACCTCTCGAGGGGATTACGCCTGAGAGTATAAATGAAGCTGTTAATTTGGTAAAGAGTGTGCCTAAGTCTGGATTTGAAAAGAACTTTCCTAAGACAGCACAGGCTCTTGAGTATATGGGTGCTGGCTATGAAGGACTTGTTGATTTAATAAACGCAATGGTAACAAGTCAGACGGGAGAGTATTTAAAGACTGGAGAACTCAAAGCAGGAACTAGACCAGAGGTTGAGTTACCGTCTTTCTTTACGAATACCACAGCAGGCAGGATTATAAACAGTTTCTTATTAGAGGGAAAGGATTATATTTCTACCGGTGGTGTGTTAATGAGTGCCGCTATGTTTGCTACTCCAGGTGGGAAAAGTGAGAAGATCGCTCAAGTCGCTAGTAAAGAAGCTATCGCAGCAACCGAAAAGGGCGTTACAGGCGCTTTAAAGGGTGCTACAAAAGCAGTTACAAAAGTCTTATCCGAAGAAGCAGAAACTATATTAACTAATACTGGTAAGTTGGCTCGTACTACAACTGATGATTTAGCAAGGATAGCAGAAGAACAAGGTATTACCATAAGTGAGAAGGCTTCTAGAAATGAGATAGTACAATCTCTTAAGGAATTAAAAGCATCTTACTTAAAAGAAACTGTACCTGTTGAGAATATCGCTAAAGAACCGAGTAAGATAGCACAAAACGTAGATGTTAAAAAAATTAT